GTAGCTTGAATTCTGTATCTCCTGTGGCAAATTGATTCTGAGACTGGATCAGAAAACTTCCATACTGCTTATCTACATCATTGAAGTACTGATCATTGAAGAAATCATCATCGTTCTCAAATTGAAATACATAATTTCGAGAAGCATAATTAATTGTAGGAGTGACCTTAATCTCCTTAGATCTATCCACAATATCACTCCAGGTTATAGCATCATTTGAACTATCATAGAAATCATTCAGAGGCTCTATTTCAATTATCTGAGGATTCTCTACAGATGGCTTAACATATAAGTTGAAAGCTGTGATAAGTCCCTTGAAGAATGTAGCACAGTCCATATCTGGAAGAAAGGGAGCTAAAGTCAATGTACCTCCTGGAGTAAACTCCTGTACTTCCTTAATTATATCTAGCTGTGAAGTAATAGCCTCTACTGAAGTAGTATAAGTAGCTCTCTCATATAAGCTAGTAGGAGCAGTTACTGGAATCTGTGGCATCCTTAGCCTTATCTTTGCAGTAACTGTATCATTAATGAGTAGATTCAACTGTCTATTGTAGTCAAAATTGAAAGATACAGTGTAACTCATTGTAGATCCTGAGAGAGTGCCAGAATAAACTACATCACTGCTCATCAGAATATTATTCTTATATATTAAGATATCTACAAAATAAGTAGCTTGAATATCTGTTAATAAAGTACCAAATTGAAAAGAGATATCGAACTTGAATTCATGATCTCCATAGTAGTTCACATTGAATAGTCCCTCAGATGCAGCAGTGAATCTCATTGGTACTAACTGATCTACCTGGTTTAAATTATCCTGTACTATTGAAGCATCATAATTATCTAGGAAGTTCTGTGCAAAAAATGTTAATGTGCTATAAGTACCACCTTGATCTGTGAATACTGTAGGATCTATAGTGATTCCTCCATTCAAGATGAAGCCATTCGTATTATTTACTTCCTGAGTATATGCACTGTCATTGATACTCTGAGCACTGTCAATGGATGGAAGATCTCCTCCACTCCATGCCATGAGTAACTTTTTAAACAGCTGAGATTCCAGGAAGGTACTGCTCCATGTGATGTTAGCATAAGCAAAAGCTTTCTGAAGTATCTCATAGCAGTGTACCTGTGGAAGAATCTGATCTACTTCAAAGTAGTTAGCTGAAGTCCTAGCATAGCCATAGTCTATAAGGCCGTAATAGTATCCAGTCCCATCCCAGTTAGGTGAAGAATATACACTCACTGGAGATCCATTGTATTGTACTATTCCATCCCAGCTATCTATCTGAGACTGTCTAGTGAAGGGATGATCATACTCTGACCAGCCTAGCTCATTAATCTTAATCTTTGAAAGTCTAGAGATGTAATCAATACTCTCAGAAATCAGAATGATATTGAAGCTCCATGTACCATTGAGAAGGATGCACTCTTGAAGCTGGCATACTCCTTGAAACTGGAGGATTCCTTCATCATAATATCTAGCCTCAGCTTTTACAGATGGATCATAGTTAATGAATTCAGAGCTACTGATATCTAGCACATCAGCTGTACTCACAGTGAATACATTCTGCATGAGCTCATAGTTAGTTCTAGTACCTGGAAGAGTGATAGTCTTAGAGTTATTCCCTTTCCTGGAACTGAGATCCTTAATATCTGAGATGTTATAAGTCAGAGGAAAAGGTATCCTCTGATCTAAGTCCACTAGAATGTTATTGATATATAGCTCCATCAGTTAAGCTGTGAATTGCTAATATAAGTTTTTTCTATCAATACCTCTTCCTTTATGAGGCCATCTTTTCTCCTCTGCTTCAGAAGATAATTAGCATTAGTGACATTCACCAGTTCAAATACATCTCTCTCATTTAGATAAACTACTGGAGATTCATAGAGCTCTCTTACTAGCCAGTTCTGCACTCCTTCCTTCATCCAGTCAGAGTTAAGTAGTAACTTATCCACAGCTCTCTTGTGATAAGTTCTAGTCATTCCTTTAGTTAGTGTATAACTGTAGTTATTACCATTCCATGCTCCAGGCTCTCCTTCATATCTGGTAGCTGTCACATCTGAGCTCTCTTGTGATACAAGATCAAAGCTGTAGCTATCCCATACTCCAAATTTATTCAGCCATACTAAACGCTTGCTATCATATCTCTCACAAGATTGATCATAGTATATTATAAATGCTTCAGAAGCAGTTACTCCTCCATAATCTAAATTTACTGAATAGTAGTAGCACTGATCAAAATCATTCTGAGATATAAATGTATTAGCTACTATTATACCTGGACAGGCATTGATTAAGATAAAATCAGTACTAAATGAAGGAAAGAAACTATCTGATACTATCATATTGCCAGAGATATCATATAATTCAATATACATACTATAAGTACCAGCTGTCACAGGGACAGTTATAAACTGTCCTAGCCAGAAATTCTGATCATATCTCACATAGGCCTTCTCAGTTCTAGGAAAGCTAGTTAAGAATAACGCATCCTGAGTAGTAGCTACATCATACAGTGTATAATCCCATGTAGTAAACTCTGGATATCTTAGTGATCCATTGAATATCTGTAGTGTAGTACTGGTAGCACTTGCTTGATTAATTGGAGGCGTGCCATACTTCTCATATATTATCAGAGCATATTCTGTCAGTGCATTAGTGTAGTCCTGTTCTATCACTGCTGTAGGTACTGCACTCTGCACATAAGTCTTAATTAATCCAGATACGTCAAATCTACCTAGAGCTCCAGTCTCAGGAAAGATAGTATGTGCTGAATGAAAGGAGCTATTGATATAAACCTCAATGTAAAAGCTAAAGTTAGCCTGTGCTGTCTGATCACTGCTAAAAGTGAATGTCAGATAGTTGTTTGCTGGAGATATCTGCTGTGGCTCCTGGTGAATAGTTACTGCCATTTTGCTGTATTCTTTGTGAATTTAACTTCAAACATTAATCCAGTCACTTCTGCCAGATCTGATGCTATTCTATCTAGTACCTCATCAGTCATGACATTAGCTGTGATATTCTTAGGCTTAATGCCGTATCTGTGCTTAGTCACATATGCTGAAGCATAAGCATGAGAGAGATCATATCCTTTCCACTTCTGGATAGCTATTGCATGGCTCTTAGTTACATATGGAAGTCTGAAGGAATAAGGAGAATTAAACTTAGCTCCATTGATAGAGCTCACTCCCTCATCTTGAAACTTATAGTAGTCATCTGCCTGGATCTCAAAGCTCATAGCTCCAGTAGGAAAGTAAACTACTGACTGAGCTAGTGCTCCATTATTGGAAGCATTTGCTAGAATGTATTCTCTAAAGTCCTGAGTGACTTGATTAGCTATTCCTAGAATAAGCTTCTCATAAGCACTCTCAGGCTGTTGCAGCTCAGATTCACTGAAGCCCAAATCTAAGAAATCCAAATCAGCCATGCTTCCTATTTATGTATTCCTGTTCTGTTCTGAGCTTAATGAAATTCATCCACCACATAGTCTTAATATATGGCTGTCTCATGATCTCTTCCACTTGCTTGTTAAGTTCTTTAGCCAGGTTGAGAGTGATCTTTGTCCAGATGAACCATTCACTGTCCTTGATAGATTCTCCTGTATCTTCCTCTTCTGTATCTCCATCCTCATCAGCTGTATCCCCAATATAGCGAGCTTCCGATGCTTTGAGCTGTGCAAAAAAAAAGCGAATACATTTAGAAATTCATCTCCAGGAAAGGATCTCTTGAATATCTCTTCTCTCTTGTGGTTAGGATTCAAGACCTTCCCTCTATCATCTTCCTGGCAGTATTCCATACCTTCCTCAATGTAAAGGATAGCTAGAGCTTCATGGGGAGTCTCATGCACATTCTCAATGAGCTTCAAGTCTACTATCTGTCCTGTGCTGATCATAGCGAAATCCTTCTCAAATGTATACCACTTTCCTTCTATCTCTACTCTCTCTGCTGGCTCCTCTTGTTTATAACCACTGAGCATAGTGATTAAGTGAGCTGATATCCTGAGCACATCATCTATATGACCTTTCCTAACTTTATTCATAGGTAGATCACTGAAGATACTGATAAGCTGCACCTGGAAATCTAGCAAGTTATGGAAGTCCTTATTTTTCTCCTGGATAAATGGAGCTATGTGAAGCCACTTCACAAGCTGATCTGGCCTACATTCCTTTATTGTTTGTGGTACTGATATATTCATTATGCTCTAAGTATTTTATACTGACCTCTTCTGCTGTAGTGCTTTCTACAGTGCCATGCTAGAGCTGTGCTGATCACTCCATCATCATGCATCCCATCTGGAGCTGAATACTTCACTGATCTAGTATTGACATTGTAAATATAAGTAAAAGCTTCGAGCTCATCAAGTAGCCAGTTTTCATTCAAGATCTTGATATCCTTCTGTTCAAAGCTTACAGCTAGATCTTCTATCAGCACAGGCTTACTGCTGGAGCTGGTGACGAATGGCTCTACTAAGTTACGGCACTTTTGCTGGAGCATCTCATAGAATACATCTCCTTGATTATTGACCTCTACCAATGTGAGAGCATTCCACTTGCGTATCTCATCAGCTACCTTATCAATTATTCTAGTCCACTCTTCATGCCTCCATCTGCTTACTGCCACTTGCTCTCCTTTGTCATTCAAGATAGTTAGCACAGTGTAGTCATCAGCTCTTCCTATGTCTAGCCCTCCATACATCTTAGCAGTCTTATCTCCTTTGCCTATGCACTCTCTCACATTCCTAAATATTCCAGAAGCATTATCAATAAACTCAGCTAGATACTCCTGTCTGAAGATATGATCTGGAAGTGATCTCTTCCTCTCCTCTAGATCCTGGTGATCTATCAGAGGATTCTCAAAGCTGGTGAAGTGAAAGTACTTATATCTATCATCATAGTTATGTTGCATACATATCCTGTGGAAGTGATTCCTTCCTTTAGGAGTAGAGATGAATATCACTTTCTTTCCTTTGACTAGGACAGTAGCACTCAGTACCTCATCCCATAACTCAGCTCTAGTGAAGGCCATCTCATCCACTATGAGATAGTCAAATGTATTCCCTCTAATATTATCTGGCTTTTCACCTGAGAAGAATGTGATAGTAGATCCAAATCCCTTAATCCAGAGATCTGACTTGTGGAATTCAAATAGGCCACTTGATCTAGTGACTTTCTCCATCTCGTCAAAAACTTTCTTTGATTGCTTGTATACTGGAGTGATCCATGCGATATTGCACCCCTTGTCATTAATAGCCCAGTACAGCATCTGATTAATCCCTAGCATAGTCTTCCCGAACTGTCTACCAATATTGAGAGCATAGTACTTATATCCTCCATGATTGATAGAATCATGAATTAATCTCTGATTATCGTGGGGTTTATATCCTTTAATAGTACTCATAAAAAAAGAGGAGCTGTAGATCTCCTCTAATTTGTTGACCTAAACTAATCGCTATTTATAAAAAAGAGTATACAAATATAGAGAATCTATACATCAAAATCAAACTTCTCTACTTGTTTTGTTTCAATATGCTGTCTATCATGCATCCCAAACTTATTCTTTGCATAGAATATTCCCTTGCCTTCATTGGCTACTATGTTCTTTCCAAGGCCTATAAATTCAGCATCTATGTTTTTTATAGTGAGAGATTTGGCACTCTCCTCTCTAAGCCATGCATACCATGTTCTTCTATCCATCAGCTTCATATCATTCTTCAAAGGAATCCAGATAGATAGAAAATAGTCTATTGTAGGAATCATCCTATCTTGAACATAAACAATCTGCCCTTTATTAGATACTACTTCCTTAGTATTGTGAAGGCATTCCTGTATATAGTCCCATGCTAGATCTTCCAGCTTATCTACTATTTCTTGTGAATATGACATAGCTATACTATTACTTATGTTTTTTTGTTCTGAAATCCTTAGAGCTCTGATTATTAATAGTATAATAAGAGGAACATACAGCATATCTCTGCTGTGGTGAATACTCCTCTTTCATCTTATCATCACTCATGCATCTCTGGATGAATTCTGATTCTGTCTCTGTGGCTGTTGGTTTAGGTATTGGCATCTTGATTGAGTTTAAGTGATTCGTATACTATCTCCATGCAGTGCTTATATCCTTTCATGAAATCATGATCTTCATCATTATTGAATAGTAGTCTTAATCTATCATACTGGAATGTTAGCTCAGTATCTATATCTACCTGAGTGATATATTTTCTTATAGGTTTACATGGCATTACTTACAATATTTAATATAGAATGTATAAGGCACTACTTTGAGCTTAGCCAGTATCCAGATTAGCATCCTGTACTTCTTGAAGTTGTATTTCTCAAAGTTGTTTCTATCCTGGATCTTAGACTCTGCTAGCTCTAGTATTCTATGTTTATCTGTTCCTAGTTTGTCAGTATCGAATGTGGAAGGAATGCTGAATATTTCTCTAGCTTGCTCTTTGGATATCTTCCCAGATCTCACTTGTGCTGATAAGTATACTATTCTCTTATCTATCTTGAACTTCTGAGGCAGAAGGTAGCTTCCTACGAATTCAGTGTATACATTCTCACAGTGCTTCCCTCCATAATCTTTCCAGTCTATGAATGACTTCATCTCTTGATCCAGTACTTCTCTATTAAAGCCATAGTGAAAAGGTCTGACATTCTTAATTCTTTTCCAGGCATAGAATAGCTGATCTTTGAAAGTGAATAAAGGATAGTTTTTAAGTCTTAAGCCAGAATGAGCTTTGTATACTGACTGGATATATTTAGCATCCATGTATGTCCATCCTTTGGGAGTAGATCCTTCAGTCCTAAAGTCATGACCATTAAGAATATATTTAATTCCATACTTATGAGCTGTATCATACATGAGCTTAGTCATAGCTATATCATTTGGGATATCAGCATCTGGAATCCCAGCTGCCAGGAATGAATCATTCAGCAGATCATATTCTGTTTTGTTGATCATGTAAACTATGCAGTCTACTCCTAATCTATTCACTAGGTTTGCCATGTTAGTCTGAGCTTCTGGAGCATTCCAGTTGTTATCGAAGTGAATCACTAGAGGCTTAAGCTTCCACTTAGTGACAGCTGCATAGAGAAGAGTGCTGGAGTCTATTCCTCCAGATATCCCCATGATGCAGTCATACTTCTGTTTAGCTCCAGCTTTTCTGATCTTGTTTAGTACTTTGTTTAGATCCTGTGGATCAGACTGCTTCTCTAGCTCATCATGCAGATCACAGTATTCGCACTGAGTATCTCCTATCTTAGCTATCTCGCTAGTGAATAGGCATCTCTTACATTCATTCATTTTAGTATAATTTGAAAATAGTTAGTATTAAGCTTAGTGTAAAGGATATCATACTGAGTGAAATCCTCTGGAGTTATATTGCACCATATATGCTCTGGATCACATTCCTCAGGCTCATCCAATGGAAGTGATAGCACTAAGTAGGTACAGTACTTCAAGCATCTATCTATGATCTCATATGGATCATCCAGATGTTCTAATGTCTCAGCTATGATAATAACATCATAGAATTGAGAAGGATCTTCAGATCTTATATCCAGGAGCTTCACATGATCTACAAATGAAGCAGCCTTATCCAGTGCCATTAGTGAGAAGTCTGATCCAGTGTATATGACCTCTGGAAAGCATTCCTTCAGATACTGTGCTCCTATTCCAGATCCACATCCAATCTCTAGCACTGTATTGAATTCTATATTCTGGAGGATCTCTTCCAGCTGCTCATAGATGATAAGTCTATCCTCCTCTCTATCTATTGAAGAATAGTAGTCATTCCAGAATGTGATAGTATTAGTATTAGGTTTATTTGTTAAGCGTTTCATGCAGTATGTGTATATCTGGGAAGTGAGTATTCAATATTGAGATATCTTCTATCTTTTGGCTCTTTAGGGATCCACTCCAGTGATCCAGGAACTTATGCTTGTTTATCCACTTGTTAGTACTCATCAGCCTCACATTCATTGGATCATTAGGAATGACAGCTATCTTCTCTCTTAGTCTCAGTACCTTCTGATACATTGACCAGTCCAGTCCAGAGTTAAGTACATTGTCAAAAGGAGTCCAGTTCATTTTCTTGATCAGCTCTCTGGACAGTACTCTTCCAATTCCTATCGGCTCATTCATTCTCAGTTTATCCTTGTATCCATCCCAGTGTACCAGTCTGATCTGATCAGCTACATCTATGAAGTGACATCCTAGCATTCCTATCATAGCAAAGTTTAGATTCTGCTTCACTATATCAATGTACTCCTGAGAGCACCAGTCAGATGATCCCATGAAGATCACTGCATCTGGATCATAGAACTTCGCAGCCTGGAAGCCTACATTCCACTTATGTCCTAGAGGATTATTTGATGCTGTGCAGAATTCTATATTGAGCTCTTTAGCTATCTCTTTAGTCTCTGCCTCATGGCCTATGAGCACAGGAGTGATTCCTTGAAGCTGTAGCCTGGAAGCTGTGAGCTTCACTAGATCATGTCTTCCAAATACTGGGATAGGAGCTATTATCTTCATGAGAATAAATTGATTATTCCTATCCAGAAGATAGTACCTATCACAGCTAGAGCTAGCCAGATCAGTATCATCATATTTCGTTCTTTACGAAGTAGATCGCCTGAGCTAGATTCCTGAATCCTTTTGAGCTGGCTAAGTAGTATCTCTTCCTCTTCTTTTTCCATATCTTCCATTTTGGTCTTCTTTCAAATTTAATTTTATATATATAGAATATCCCTAGATCCTTATCCTCTTTAATCATATAATTCCCTAGTTCTATCCTTGTCATAGATCCTTTATGTAATTATAACATATGACTGATCCATCAGCTCTCATGCATACATAAATATCATTATGCTCATCATAGAATAAGAGTCTAACTTGTTCATACATGATGCCATCCTTAGAAGCTAGTACTTCAGTCTTATCCATTGGTAAGCTCCTCTATTAGTTTCTCTCTCTTGAGATTGCCTATTATTCCCTGAGCTTTGGCGATATCTTTGAGCTCTCTATAAGACATCTCCTCCAGAGTTCTCTGCTTCACTCCTATGAATGTGATGTTAGGCTTAAGCTTGATAGCTGGCTCTGAAGTATTCATATCAGCTACTAGATCTCTCATCCCATTACGGATGCAAGTGCCACATTTGATATTTAGTGACTTATTGAACTTGCTCCTGTACCAGGTAGCCAGCTCTTGCTTATCTTGATTAGATAGATTGAAGCTTTGAGTCCTGTGGAATCTCTCTGCCTGTGCTCTTAAATTATCGCTTATATTCATATATTAGTATTAAGTCTGAAATTAAATACGCTAGGAATCCCAATGGGATAAGCTCATAGTCTATGAGAGCACAGGAGAGAGCACAGCTCCAGAAGGAAAGGCAGCTCTGACAGTTCAGAGGCTTAACATCTGGAAGGGGAAGAGTCATTAATGCTCTGGAGAATCCTACTGCTATGAGAGGAATTAAGTACATCATGCTTGAATTGTTTTAATGCTTTGTTAATCATATCTAAGGAGATACCAGTCTCTGACCTGATCTCTCTGTATGTCATTCCACAAATATACATCTTAGCTATCTCTTTACAAAATAGCTCATTATCATCTGTAGGAGATTGATCTAGGTATCCTCTGAATACATTCTGAGCTTCTGAAGGAGATTCATCTTCCTCCTTTGCTGGAATGAATTCTGATATCTCAATATTCTGAGGAGATTTAAAGCTCCTGTTAAAGTCACTCTCTCTCCAGTTCCATTGGTTATAGGCAAACTTTGCGAATGTTTTTGGGAGCTCTTCCTCAGTCAGATCATACTTCTGGAGGAGAATATACACATGAGATACAAGATCACTGTGAAGCTCATTGCCTCTAGTGATCTTATACGCTATCTCATATGCTTCCTTTGCCCAGAATGACATCATGCTAAGATAATAAGAATCTCATTGCTTTGTTTATGAAATCTTGATTTACTTTCTCTCCTCTCATGAATCTCCAGAGCTGAGTATAAGTCACTTCCATATCATCAGCTATGAAAGAGAGCTTATATCTCTTTGTGACTCTGTTCTGGATCTGCTCTCTGATCCAGTCAGTAAAACTACCAGTTAAGACCTGTATCTCCATTGCTTTCTTTGTTATATGGCTCTGATAATTTAGCACTAAGATAGTTCACTCCATTCTGTGAAGTTCTCTGCCAGAGTGCGATCTCCATATCTTTCCCGTTTACATTGATCTTCCCTTTCCAATCTGGATGATTCTCAGCCTTCTTCTCATTCTTGAAGATAGCTCCTGTGTTTTCTTTGTTTGTCATATATTTATTGTTTAAATTGTTTTAAGTATATATCTCTCTTTATAGTATCCTTCACCAGATAGAGCTGTAAATCCACTTTTATCTTCTGATAGTTCTACAGTTCCTAAGCAAACATCTACAGCTTCAATTATCTGCTCCTTCTCCATTGCTTTGGCTTGTTCAAATAGTTCATTGAATGATTTATCATTAACAAATACATATGTTAACTTTTCTTTTAAAAATTCTACTGCTGTCTGTTTCATATTATTCTCTTTTTATATCCATTAACTATATCCAGGATGAAATCCATTCTTTCCTCTGGAGATTCAAAGCCAGTCATTAGCTCATTAAGTACCTCCTGGAGGATTTCAACTTGTTTGTTTATGTTATAAACTCTATACAGTCTATCTTCATCCTCAGCTTTAAGATACTCAGCAAATTTAATCACTATGTGAAGCTGCTTGTGGCCATTAATTCTATAGTGATCACAATTATCAATAATATATTCTAGTCCTGTCATTTTTTCTCTAATTCGTTATAACAAATATCATAAAATTCACTGCATAGCTTCAAGTGCTCCATCATCTTCCATTCCTTATCAAGATCTCTATCATATCTTAGCACAGTTATTCTCTTTGAAGGAGCTATATGAGATACTCTATGGAGAGATAAATTATCCCAGTCATTCAGAAGTCCAAAAACATCCAGCGGATCTGTATCTACCATGCAATAGATTAACTCTGCATAAGGCTTATCATACAAGCACATATAAGCAGTGAGCTGCCATTCATACAGCTTAGCACTCGTTTTCTTCTCAGCTTCTAATACTGTAGCTGGAAAGCTGTCCAGATCCCAGGAAGTCTTGATATCTATTATCCCATCAGAGATTATATCACATTCTCCAGTCAGATAGTCATTCTCTAGTCTGAGATCATTCTTCTGATAGTCTTCTATCCTTACCAGATTAAGCAGATCTATGCTGTCCTGTTCTTGAACTATTCCTTTCTTTACTTTCCTATCATTAAGCTCTGAGCTGTAGCCGTAGTAGTGCTTTTTTGCTAGTAGCATTATCTCAGTTCTAGCTCCTTCTGATAGAGGATCCTTAGATCTACTGGAAGTCATTAGCTTTCCTATTTGTGAGGCTCTGAATTTCATAGCTGGTGCAGTATTAAGATATCCTTCTGTGCTGTAGTGAGATCATAAGTATCCATGAACTTCTGTACTGGCCATTTATTAACTCCAGCTCTCACGCTTTCCAGGAACTTATTAACCATCTCATCTGATACTGTAGGCTGTTTAGTATTCACTGCCTGAGCTACTGAGTTCCCATCATCATCATCAGTGACAGATAAGGATAAGCAGCTCTGAATAGTTGCCCTCCTAAAATAAGTTATGGCCGCCAGTATCTTCTGTGGATCTTGAATAGGAGGAATACTCATAAAACTCTCTATCATATCTCCAGAATCAATGTCAATAATCTGAGTTACTACTACATTCTCCTTCACTGGCTGCAAAACTATCAAGCCATTCTCATGAAGAATAGGCTCTACTATCTCCAGAATAGCTGTGAGATCAGCATAGGATTTCTTAAAATGTGGATTAGTAGCATTCTTATGGATCTTTCCTATAGACTGCTTAGCTTTATGAAGCTTTCGATAAATTGAGATATTCCCAGATGGGATATCTTCTTGCTCTTTTTTCATTATTTCTGATTTTAAGTGTTAACAAATATAAGATTATTATTTCAATTCTGCAAGGAAATTATAGTACCATTCAATGAAAGTATCAAAATCTCTAGCGATATAGTAGATTCCTCCAGCCGATTCTATCTGCTCCTGGTATCTGAGCTGAGCTTCTGACTGTCTATCCTTTCCATATTTGACCTCTATCTTCACAGATCTACCTTTGATAGTTGCTGAGATATCAGCTGATCCTTTAGTGCCTGTGGATGGAGTATACTTTCCTTTGCCTACTACTCTAGAGATCCCATCCATGTCAGTGACTTGCTTTGGAGCTCTATAAGTTCCCATTGTATTGATTCTCTCAGCTTGCCATCCAGCCATAGTTAGGAATTTAGTGATGCATTTTGTGAGGCCATTGGCAGAGCTGTCACTGAATGCTGTATGTGCTAGAGCATAGACAGGAACTGAAGGATATTTCTTCATGAGATAAGCTGTCTCCAGCTCTTTCAATAGTGCTTTGTTTACTTTGTTCATGTTAGTGAGTTTAAATATTTGATATATCTATCCTTGTCTCTTCTGCTCAGGATGAAAGCTGTATCCATTTTGAGTAGATCTGAGTGATAGATCTTGAATCTCTTGTAGGATTTCTTATCATGCAGCCTATGATATAAGTCTGAGCTCATAACAAAGCATAGTTTTTTAGGATCTGTATCCTTCATTTTTGTTTCCTGGAATGTTTCCAGCATTTGATCCAGGATTTCTTCTGTTGTTTTCATATATATAATTTAAAATGGTGCATCTGATACTGGAGTGAATTCATCTGTAGGCTCTGCATCCAGATCATCGAATTCTATCCAGCGAAGGTTATTTGTTTTACCTTCTATTATTCTATACTCTTTGTACATTCCATAAGACTTAAGCCATGAAGTGAACTTCTTTTTAGTTAGCCACTTAGCCAGATCAGAATACTCCTCTACTAGCTTTGTATACAGCTCATCTTTGTAAAGTCTAGTATTCACTGGTATATTATCATCTTCACTCCATTCATAGAACTCATATGAAGTTTCTTTAATGTACTTCCTTACTTCCAGATTATTGAAATCATGCTTTATTAGGCCATGCTGAAGATAGAACTGGCAGCATGAGATCATGTAGGAATCAAATCTCTTCCATTCTTCATCATTCCAATCCTCAAAGAGCATATGTCCGAATTCATCTACTGGAGAGTGCATATGAGAGAAATAATCAGACATCTCCACTTCGAACTTCCTACGTTCAAATGATCCTCCTACTCCTCCGATAGTGTAATTAGTTGTGATAATTATCTTAGGTGACTTCTGTACTGGAAGCTTTACTGCTGGCTGCCCTTTGTATTCTAGAGTAATTCCCTCAGTGACTACTGAGAAGAGGCTCTCAAAAGCAAAATTTTTCTTCACATCATCAAATACCAGGAGCTGAGTATCAGTGCTCACTGTCTGATAAGGGAATGATCTAGTGAATTCAAAAGTTTTACCATCTATGGAACTCACATTCTTAAGCTTACTGAGTGCATTCCAAAATAGTCCCTTTCCACTTCCTCCATTGGGATTCTCTGATATTGTCTCATCATTGAATATTATAGCTCTATTATTAGCTGATGTCTTATAGGAGTGCATGAGATATCCTATCACTGACTTAAAGCTCTCATACTTTGAAGGATTCTTCCCAGATATTAACCATATAAACTTTCTGAATTCACTTTCATGATGATCAGAAGGAATGTAGTCTCTATCTATGATCTGTTTCTTCCAGATATAGCCAGGCATATCTATGTAGTCTAGCTGTTCTATTCCATTCTTAGTGATTCTCACAGCACAGTTTCTGTAGTAGAGATAGCACTCAGTAGATGTATCTTCTATCATCTCTATCTCAGCACTATCTAGCATTGAAAGAAAGTTACTTTCAAAGTACTTAGTACTGGCTGCCATCATATCATAGGCCATGAATCCCTGATCTTCTCTCTCCATCAGTCTAGACAGTACGAAATCCTTGATTCTATCCTTGTTAGTCTCTTCTATCAAGTTCTGATCTTTCTTAATGAAGCTGTAGGTAGTGCTATTGGAAGGAAAGTACTTATAGAAATTGTTCTGCTGTAGCCAGAATTTAAACTTATGAACTACCAGAGATATTCTTCCATTCTTATCATACTTCCAGAATTCATCTATTGAGATAGTCTCTTTGATTCCTTCCACTGACTTCTCTATCTCATCATTGGAATACTCTGGAAAGTTATTGACTATATCCTTCACTGACTTCCCAGATCTTATGTGCTTCTCTATTCTCTCTCTTGTCTGAGTATCTTCAAAGAATCTAGATCCAAAATCAGCAGTATTCTTATAGGCACTATCTAGAAGCTTCAGGATCTCCTTATCCTTTCCACCTTCATCAAATTTCAGCAGTACATTCTGTGCTTCATGCTTGTGGATACCAAATGAATTCAAAGCTCTGGCCAGCTTGAAGAGATTATTGTTCTTTGATCCTGGAACCATCCCATACTTTTTGTCCCACCAGATAAGGAGATTCTCTATAATTCTATTATCTGACTTGACTGGAAGCAGCACAGTCTCATAGCCTATTTCATCCATCTCTGGAGCTTCAAATCTATTCCAGGAGAGAGCTTTCTCATTGATATAGATATCTGGATCATAGCTCTCAAAACAGAATCTATCTAAGTTACTTCCAGAATCATCCCAGTAAGGAGAATTGAAGTGATGTTTCAATGCATCAAAATATCCTTTGTGATTCTCAAAAGTGCTGATCTTGATTAATACTTTCACTCCTCTACCAGATGGAGAGATCCAGGCTGCAAATATATGCTTATCCTTTATGAGCTCTTTCTTATACTGCTCAGCATTATCCATATCATCAAAATCCAGGATGATTAATCCAGATCTTTGATCTATTCCAGCTACTGATCTGTGCTTGAAAGTTCCATTGAAACATACTCCAGGAAGATTAGTCTTAAGCACTCTCTGCTCTTCCTTAGTTGCTGCTCTTATTTTCTCTACTAGCTCTTTGCTATTCCCATTCCTTATCCTGTCCAGGCAGTAGGATAGATCCATGTGAAAAGGATTAGAAACATCCTTCACAGTTTTAAATAAACTTACTTTGTAATTCATTGAATTTTAAAAAAATTATGATTAGTACCTAAATGTGTACCTATAATTAGTATTGATTATCAGTTAGTTAGCTTCATTTGGTACACATTGACGCATTATTTACCCCAATTCACCCCTCAAGTTTTCAAAAACAGCGAAAATAGCCAAAAAATAATAATATATATATATATAGGGAAGCCTCAAAGTGTACTTAAGTACCTACTCAATTAATTCCAGATAGAGATCATGTAGATGCTGGAAGGTTTTAATCTCTGGAAGCTTTTCTATGAATGCCTTGTTAACCTTCATCTTGATGTTTAATGATGCTACATCCTGGAATACATCCTCCAGAGAGATCCTCAGCTCATCTCCTTTGCTGAATCCTTCCATCATCTGGATCTGAAATTCTTCTCGAATTGGATCTATTATCTTAAGATACTCCTTATCTTTTAGTAAAGACCATGCTTCATGCATCCGTATTCCATGCAGAATAGTAGCATGATCCTTTCCAAATATAGCTCCTATCTCATTTAAGCTGCATTGTTTTCTAAGCTCATGATAGAGATAGTATCTCTGATACACTAGAGGCCGTGATCTGCTTTCTGTATCCAGTGAGAATTCTTTAATTAAGTATTTTACTATTCTTATTCTAGCTATCTCCAGCTTTGTTTTTTCTTTAATTTTCATAACTTATATAATTCTTTACTTGTTTCCAGTATTCTTTATCTTCAAATGGAGCTAAAAGCATTATTTGATCCACAGTGATTAAACATTTATCTTTAGCATCCTCAGATCCATGTAATTTAACAGCATAATCTATCAATTCTTTTGCTTTCTCTTTAGCTCTCATATCAATTCTACTTTTTTAATTAATCCAGGAAATATATCCATTTTCTTTACTGCATCCTCTGGTGAATTCGCCTGGAGAGTTCTATATGCTATTCTCCACTTATGGCCATCATTGAATCTGTATGTTATCTTATAGTATTTCATTGGAGCTGTTTTGGATCATTAATACTTTTGAATAGCTCTGAAGATGTATCCAGCTTTCCAGTAGCTTTGATATATTCCATCTCTACCTTAGCTGAGTTTATTAATACGCTTCCTATTGAAGCTATAGCCTTAGCTTTGTTTACTTCCTGTGATATCTGATCTGCTGTCAGATCATCATTATCAATTCTCTCCAGTGCTGCGAATAGATGATCTCTCAAATCACTTATTTTGTTCCTTGCCATTTATCTTCTTTATTAGTTTGTTAGTTAATTTCATTACTTCTCTCAATGGAGCTGGATATCTTTGAATAGTATTCCTTTCCATGTTTTCCTTGTAGCTTATAAGCTCCAGATTCTCAATAGTGCAATTCATTGAATTCTTATCCTTAAAAACTACTATGTATCCATATGCTATAGATCCATGATGCTGCTTCCAGATATATCTATGATACAGCTCCCATTCAGAATCTGCTAGCTTAATATATTTGTATTCTACTCCAGTAGTATCTTTTCTGATGCTGATATAGTGATCTTGTTTTGTGTTCACTGGTTTATTTCCTTTCTTGAAGAATGTATGTGATACCTTTTGATAAACTTCTGGAGTCATTTTCTTTCCTTTATTGTGAGGAGTCATTCCTTTTTTAAACTCAGTACCTGGAGATCTTCTCACTCCTTTATGAAATCTGCCAGAATCTGCAGTATTATTATACTCATCTGATTTCTTTAGTCCCATGTCATGAGCTCTGTTATAAACTTGACTTAAAGTAAGTCCTAGATCCTGAGCTATTTTCTTAGTAGGCTCATGAGGATATCTCTTTCTGATCTCTTCCTTTATATTCATAACCTAAATTTAGCATCACAGTATCTGAGATAGAGCTGCACATCAAAGCTCCCTCCTTTATCTTCATTGAATGATTTCATTCTCCACCAGTGCATCCTTCTGACCAGGGGATAATTAAGCGGAGTAAACTCATTCTCCTTCTGTTTCTTCATCTTGATATTCTTCATAGCCTGTACCATTACATTCTTCACATTTATAAAGTTTAGTGCATCCACCACAGCACATTGAAGCTGGCAGATCACATTCTACTACTTCCTCATAGCCATCTCCGTAGCAGTTGCTGCATTCTCTTTCCATAAGTTCAAAAGTTTATCCATTATTATTCTATAGCTGTGCATCAGAGTAGCTTGCTTACTATTTACTTCCTCCTCTTCCTCATTAAGTCTCTGGATTGCTCCTTTAGCATAATCATTCTGAGTAAACTCAGCTAGCCACATATTCCTTCTCCTATCAATAGATTCAATATCATACTGGCAGTCTACTATACGATCCCACAGATCATCTGCTGCTGCCTTAAAGCTGTTTATTTGTTTTATATCTCTCATATCGATTCTATTATTCCAATGATTAAACCTAGTAAGTATACTGCTAAAGCGAATTTTAAGAAATCTTTCATGACTTTAAAAATTAATTGATTCAACATTCATTTTAACTATATCAGCAAAATTTTTGATTTGATCCATATGATGAATAAGATCTTGTTTATCTGCTTCATTATTAATATTAATTCCAAAATCATTATCAAAATGAGATAGATTAGAAATTCTCTCTAAGAAAATAGCAATACAATTTTCAATCTCTTCTTTTTGATTTTTAACAGTTGTTGTCATATCTCTTTTTTTTAGTTTTGTGTCTTATTGACTCTGCTAAATTACTATTTATTTCATAACTGCAAAACTTTTTACACAAAAAATGAATTATTTATTCAACTTTTTAACAAAATACCAGTATTTACGGGCAAAAAAAACCTGTCAAATTAATGACAGGCTTACCACTTAATCAGAAAAATGTGCTTAAAAAAGCTTCTTTATGAAGTTCACCACCTTAGAAATAATACCTTTTTGATCAGTTACTTCTATTGTAGTGCCTTCCTTATCTTTTTTGATATTAACATCCACCTTCTCAGTATCTACTGTGAAGAGAGCTTCATCATTATGCTTCTCATAGTTTATATCTACTTTGTCAGAATCTACATTTAAGGTAGTTTTACCATCCTTTCTAGTCAGCTTAACATCTACTTTCTTAGTATCAATGTTTACGTTTAGATCTTTTTTCTTTCTAGGCATCACTTAATGTATGGAATGTATACTGTTTTACTAGCTCGCTTAATAGCTCTGAGCACTTGCTTTCTATTCTTTACTGGAGAGTAGCTTATATGAAACCAATCAGCTGCTGTATCAGTGCCGAATTCATATATAAGCTGATCAAAATTCACGTTATCAATTATCCAGTTAAAAAGTTTTCTATCATGTAAATCCAGATCCAGTGCTTCACCTTTGCAGTGCTGAGATGTTTTGCTTCCTCCTATCTTCTTATTCAAGAGTAGTGAACGAAATCCACTATTGACTTTAATAGGTTTCTTTAAATAGGCTCTAATAGGCTCAAAACAATTAACACACACAAGCTTAGCACTCTCTATCTGCTGTGCATTCATCTCATTGGAGATGCCATACTTCACAGCTGTAGGAGAATTCTCGAATTCTGCCCTAGTTACATGAGGAGATAGATTCATTTTTTCTTACGAATATAAGTTTTTTTCTTTAATGAGTCAACATCATGCTTTAGATCTTCCAGAGCTATCTCATTTTCATGCTTAAGATCTTCCAGATACTTCTCTGCTTTTATGTGTACTGCATCCTTCTCTGGCTTAATATACTCAGCTTTCTTCACTGGAGTTAACATTATAGCCACAGCAGCCACTAAGCTAGTAATTAAATAGACTTTATTCTCCATTTATCTTCTCTTTGATTTCTTTCTGGAATACTATATCCTGGAGAAGCTGCTTATCAGCTTTCCTCTCTTCATCACATTCATCTATTCTCTTCTGCTGTACTTCTATCTCAGCCTCTTTATTAGTTATTATTACTCTTCCCAGATAGATGATAGCAGTTATAGATATAAAGAAAATATATGAGAAAGGAGATCTCAGGAAAGTTTTATAGTTCAGCTTGAAGATAGGCTCTGACATACTATATATGTGAGAATGTTCTAGTAGATTTTATTCAAAGTGAAGATATCTGAATAGATGCTATTGTTTGCACTATTAGAACTGAATTGAGCAGTAATATCTAGTGTATTCTGAATAGTTGTATTGAATGTAGTATTGTTTACTGTATTCCATGCAAATCCTTGCTGAGTTCCAGATGCTGCTTTCAATATGTGAAATTGTGCTATTGCAACTATTGAAGCTACTCCAGTAGCTCCTATAGATCTGATAGTGAAATTTACTGATAGATACCATACCTGGCCAGTTATAGCTGGTAGAGTCAATGCTCCTGAATTACCTAGAATCACAGATCCAGTCTTAAGTCTAATAGTTATCGTATTATTAT